TTCGCGCGTGTACGCAAGCAAGCGCCTGAAGAATAAAGCAGCTTGTTTCATTTGCTCCCATCGTTCCTTATTCTTACTGCCGTCTGAATTATACAGCCATCGTACACCGCTGTTTGCTAAGAAAGTGCATGGTGGATGTGAGCCAAGGAAGTCAATAAGTTCAAGCCTGGCACTGATCACTTCCTCGCAGTCGCCTTGTATATGCCATTCTGGTTTACCACCTGAACAAGGAATTATATCGCACGAATACGCTTCATGTCCTTTTTCCCGGAAGGCTTTACATACAGCCTGACTTTCTTCACACGCTATCAGTACATTCATACGTCGTTCTTCCTTAGTTCTAAAATGGTGCGTCTGTTCCGTTTCTCGGTTCGTAAAAACTTATCTGCTTATAGCTTTGCGTTTTTTCTTCCCATGTATGCAGTACGTCAAAGCCTGTTCTGTCCATCCGGAATTTTACTTTAACAGGTGAGTCAAAAGGCGTCGGCTCTCCGCCGAATTCCTGATTCCTTACTTTCGCGGAATGTATCTCCGTGATATACTTTTCTTCGGTATTCCTCGCGCTTATCTGCCTGTGAATGATCATGCAGTCGTCAGCTTTGTTCGGAAACTTTACACCTCCTTCAACGTCAGACATAAGAGGCACAGGACGGCAACCGTTTTGATCCGGCTTTACCCGCTGTGCCTCTGTCACCGTGTGGCAGTTTAAAAAAATACTCTTATTCGTAGTGATTGTAAAGACTCGCATTTCTTCGATAGCTTGGTAGTGGTAATCATGTGTATTGATTCGTTGTGTGTTGTCAATTCGCAGGGCGTTGTACGGGTCGATGAAAAAGAAATCAAAGTCAAATCCGGCATCCAGCAGGTAGGTAGCCTGGTTCAGCATGTCTTTGTAGCTGAAGTGCCTTTCATGTTTGATGTACCGGATTGAGTCCCTGACTTTCTGTAAATGATCCATTGTCACGTTTGGTTGCTCGAAATAAAAACGGGTGAAGTCCTTATGCAGACTGCTTATCCTGTTCTCGGCAGAGTAGGCTAAGATCTTCTTCTGCTTCTTTGCCAGCTTGGACAGCAGCCACATGATAGTTGTCGTCTTCCCCACGTTCGTGTGCCCGATAATGCAGGTGAGTTGCCCCATTTTGGCAGGACAAAATTTGTCCAGTTCAAACCCATACTTTACGGTCTCCATTGTCCACCCGGACATGATTTCCCGCTCATACTTGTTGGGCTCGGCTATGTACTCATGGCCGGGATCTTTCGGGCTATTGAGTAGCTGCCGTATTTTTTCTCCGCTCGTCTGCATACATCTTTACCAGTTTGTCCCTTTGTTCCCATGCGTTTACAAGGCTCTCTCCGTAGTCAATGAACCTGTCCCTGTCTTGTGCCCCCTGCATCAATTCTTTTGCGTCCTGAGCCACTTCTGAGAGAAAGACATACATTTCATCGATCAGCTTAACAATATTCTCGTTAAGGTCAACGGATGCAATCAGGAAGTCCTTCATCTTGTCGATACGGTGCTGGTCTTCGACGTTGTTAGCCCTCCTGCCTGCCAGCATCTTTGCCATTTCCTCACACTTGCGGATATGCTGCCTGGATGTGGTTTGAATCTCGGAGGATCGCACGTTGAAGATTCGCGGCATTTCGACGTACTTCAAAAGCTTGTCTTTGCCTTCAGGAATATTTGTGTAATTCGTTTGCATACTTCGTTGCCCAGCTTACCAGGTGATTTTTAAATTCTGTTTTCGTTCTGTTGACAAAATCCGATTTCGCGGATTCGCGCATGATGAAATACCTCGCCGCCTTCGTCAGGGTGATTTCGTTGCATGAGCCGAACCCAGCCCCCCTGACGGCGAGAAGGAGATTTTCTACAAACATTTCATCGTTCTTGATTTCGTCGAAGGCTTCTTGGCCTGTGGAAAAACCATCATGATGGAATCCGTTCCGTTTCCCGGCTCCTTTCCCTTCCCTTTCCTTTCCCTTCCCTTCCTGGGCAACAGGGTGTTTCCCCGTTGTTTCCTCATTGTTTCCCTGTTGTTTCCCTGTTGTTTCCGGTGGATCAGGGAAGCGCTCACCCTCACTGGCTTCACGCCCGGTTATGCGCTGATGGTCGAGGAATGAAGGAATAATTCCGTAATTCTCACCATCGACCTTGTAAACTTGAATAAATCCGTTATCCCTGAGAATCTCCAACGTCTTGTTTACATCAAATGGAATGAAGGGCAGTATATCAAGCTTAATGGTTCGTGGCTTGTATAGAAACTTTCCTTTACTGTCACACAATGTCCAGAGGCCGGAGAACACCAGCATTATGTGTTGCCCTGGATTCTGCGCTTCAAGGTCTTGTAATTTCTCGTGCCTGTAAAATTCCGGCTTCACAGTTCTTATTCTTCCCATGTCTCATGTAGTGGTTTTATTTAGGTTAAAAAGTAGGTCGTTTTTTAGGTCAATACTATCAAAAGCGGTAATGCAAAATCATAGCTGTAGCAAATCTTTGTTAAACTCATTGGCCCAGATGGCCCATTGTAATTTCTGTTCTTCGGTTTTAGCCTTACGCATACCGTCCTTGCCGACATTCACGATCATCTTCAGCTTCAATCGCTCGCCGTTGTCGTACTTCTTTCTGTTACGTTTTATCAAGGCTATGGTCTTATCCTTGTCTAAAGGAGGTATATTCTTTTTGCGTGGTCGTTTACCGCGTATCATGGCTCCTCTGATTCAAAAGAAAATGATTGCATCGTGTAATCTTCAGGAAACACGTTCTTTACTTCCTCATTGCCATAACACATTGCGATTGTAGCGATCATGAATCTGAGGTCGCGCAGATGCTTTTCAATATTATTGGGATTAACCAGCATGTACCCTTCATATTCCTCTGATGCGTTTAACGCAGAGACTAACTTGTCATAAGCGTAACATGCTTGCAGTCTGACGTTATCAAAGTTTACTTTCATATTAATTTTTTAAATATTTTAGTTTTTGATTCTCATATAGATGTAAGGGCGATTACAACCGGTTTACTGAATATTTCTTCGTGAGGGTAAAGAGGAAATAAGTCCAATTGATTCGGATCAGGTGGTGGAGGCGGCGCTAAAGGATTGTCTGGATCATCCGGATCACCGTTCTTATTCCAATTCCAGTTAATGAACTTTGTGCATACGGGATGCCCTAGTGCGTCGTAAATCCATTCCTTCGGATACTCAGGCTCAGTTGGTGCAAAGCACATTGAAGCAGTGAGTAGTTCGCATTTCCTGCGGCTGTTCGGATCAGGGTTTTCATGGAGGCAGTGATCACAGAATTGCTCTGTAAATATCATGCCTTCTGTTCCGTTCGATGGCCTGTAAAGGTTTTCTGCTTGGCATTTTCCAGCGCAGTTCCTTTTGCATTCAGAAGCGTATCTTGTGCAGTTCATATACAGCTCGTCATATACATTACAACAATTGCTATAGTAACAATCACTCCTAAAGTGGTGGTGAGGTTCTTTAATGTGGTGGTCATTGCTCAAGAACAGTTTTAAGTCCTATTGCAGCAAGGGCACTGAGTATTAATCCTGCGATCACTACAAACCAGACAGCAACAGCCAGTTTGATTTCCAGTTGCTCGTCGTTCTTCGCTGTCAGGTCTGAAAGTCGTATCTTCTTTTTATAGCTGACTTTCATCGGTTCGTACTTTATTTCCTGTGGCTTCATTGCGTTAATCGTTCGTTTACTTCTTCAACTGTGAATAAATTATTTTCGATGCAGTATATCAGCATCGCAGCGCGTGCTTCAGCCTCATAGTCATACTCACCGTGGTCACTGTGAGTTACCTTCCAGGGTATCCCGTTACCCTCAAACTCATCAAGCATTTGTTCCATTATCTGCCACATCCAGCACCCGAGATGATTTGAGTAGTATACACTGGCGTCGTATACATCGTGGTCATCATGACACATCACTCCAAGCTCTGCCACTGTGAAGGCTGAGGTAACGGATAGCTTATTGGGGTATGGCTTTGTTGGCTCGCCAACCGGCCCCCATCCAGCCTGTTTAAACGTATCTCCTTTCCTTACGCAAAATATTTCACCTGGATTTCCATCAGCATACCAGAATGTACCAGACTGTGATACTCCTAATTCCTTCAGCTTTTCAGCTTGTTCTAAAGTGCATACTTGATCCTGTAGCTTCATACCTTTTCAGTTATACTTTCAAGTTCTTTCTCTAATACAGTGTCGGATACTAAGGGCTCAAATGCCGTCTCATTGTAAGCGGATCTTGGTCCGTTAGGGTTCGGAGCATTAATATTGTATTCAACCAAAAGCACATAGCCATCGCAATCGTATCCGTCACACGTCACAATCTCATTGAATTCAGGACCGGGCGCTTGCACTTTTTTATTTGTTCGAAAGAATCCGAAGTAAGTCCTTGCAAAAGTACCTACCCAACTGCCTTTCTTAATACACACAATCTCCTGTCCCGGCTTAAATCTCTGTGGTTTCATATCACATTAAAATATTTTAGTACAACTGTTTAAAGTGACTTGCTTTTCTCAATGATTAAGTCAGTAACTTTCTGAATCATTACGGACGCCTCATACATCACTTTGTTTGCCTCCTTTGACTTCAGCTCCGGAGGGGTTAAAGACGTGATTGTGCCAGCGAACGCAATCAGTTTTTCCTTGTCAGGTCTCAGGGCCTCCTGTCTTTCCAGTTCTGCCTTTACTTTTCTTTCAGCTTCGGCACGTTCCTCTGCTTCGCGTTTCGCTTTGCTCTCAGCTTCAATACGTGCTCTTTCAGCGGCTTCTTTCCGGGCCTGCTCAATTTCTTCGTGACGTTTCTTTTCCTCTGCTTCGCGGCGTTTAGCCTCTTCAATAGCACGTTTCTCTGCTTCAATCTTTTCACGTTCAGCGCGGATGGCTGATTCACGTTCTTCCTGCTCTCTGGCTATTCGTTCCTGTTCCGCACGGATGGCGGCGGCTTGTTCGTCAAGTCTTTTTCTTTCGGCTTCCTGCTCGGCGGCAATACGTTTCAATCTCTCCTCTTCTTCTTTTTTCTGGCGTTCGATTTCCGCAAGGCGCTCCTGTTCTTTGTTGAACTCGTTTTCAGCGTGTATCAGGAGGGATTTGAATTGTTCCTCCTCCATGATCTTTAACTCGTAGATGTCGGCGGCATAGCTGAATTTTGCCAGGGCATCGACACGGGCCTGAATACGGGCTTGTTCTTTCCGTTCTTCCTCCTGTCTGATTCTTTCTTTTTCAAGATCAATACGGTCCTGTTCCGCCTGGAGGAATGCCTCCACGTCTTCAATCTTACCGACCACTTCCTTTTCCTTTGCAATCCACCGGCGCTGTTCTTCAATTGCTTCCTCGCGTCCTTTCTTGCATATCTTCACAGCAAGCACACGGGTATTTTTACACTGAATACGGGCATCGTAAACTTTCTTGTAGCCTTCTTTGTCGTTCACGTCTTTGATTGTCAGTGATTTCAAGGACTGAAGTTCAGCCAGTACCTGCTCGGTAACATTATTCTTTACCAGTTCCTGATCAATTTTTGATAGCTCGGTTGTCATGCGGTTTGAAGTTTGATTTCAATTAATTCTTTTGCGGCCTCCTCAACACGTGAGTGGAGGTATAATTTATCCTTTACAGGGATTTCAAAAACAAGCTTATTGATGTTCTTGAAGTAGCCACCGTCCGGCAGGTACGGAAGTTCTTCGTCATCAGAACCCCAAACCCAATAGTACTTCTGGTTCCCATCAACAGACAGCCGGATAGCGTCAAGTTCAGATTTATAAGGGCAGTAACTTATCAGTTCACCGTACTTTGATTTTGTCAGAATGCTGTTGCTCACCAACTGCCAGTAGAACTTTTCGCCGTCCTTGTGATTGTCCCTTAATTCTGTGGGTGTCTTGCAGCTTGCAAGCTGGACAAATGACTTCAGGGTAATAGGGCACTTAATATCTGAAACTGTTTCCTCTCTTTTCTTCACGGCATCAGGAGTGCCGCGCCAGCAGCTTATTGTCGGATGAACCAAAGTCTTATCATTGCAGATCGTGTACTCAAGGCCAAGCAGACTGTATACTCTTTGCTCGACAAGCTTTCCCCAGCTCAAGGCCCTGGCGTTGGATTCGCCGGATAGTGATCTACCTAACCTCCGCTCCATGTTGCACTCTTCGATGTATGTCAATGCAGGCTTTCCGAAACTGCCTTTTATTTTCCCCTCACAGCACAAGGCAAATATTTCTGAGGATGTAAAGTTTCCGTTTCTGAGTTCGTGATTCATTCTGATTTGCCTTTTAAGAGTGTTGCCAGTTTGCTGTAGCTTTCAATTTCTTCGTTGGCAATGATGCGCTTTGCATCATCAAATTCGGTTTTGGTTAAAAGGGCAATCTTCTCATCAAGGAGGGTGGAAAGCTCTTCTTTGGTTACGACCTCTTTATTTTGAACGACCTTAACATCAATATCCATAACATCGCCATCCCCTATTTCCTTGCCGGTTATTGTGTTATAGAGCCAAGCCCTTGCCTTTCTTGTGGCCTTTCCGATCACAGCGTCAGTACCCATAGCCTTATTCATTCGGATAGGAAAATCTATTTCCCGCTCTTTTACTTTTCCGTTCAACGTCCAGACAATTTTCATCACTATTGCAGCGCTGGAACGCTCACCATTGATTCGTGGTAAGGCAGGAATGATTTCATACTCAAGACCAGGGAAGTTTGCGAGCAGATACCCAAACCCTTCTTTTGTTATGTAGCAGTTCCCCGCAATGATGTTGAATTGATTTCCGAAAGGCTGCACCCCTGTAAGTACCGCTTCAATCAGGCAGTTCTTTACAATATCTTCACGATAACCTCCTTCAAAGTCTTTATCCGTCTTGAATCCAAGTTTGTTTCCCTGAAGATCCATTATAGGTTTCATGTACTCAGGCGTAAGGTAAGCCTTGAGTTCACCGGCTGCTTTTGCAATCAGGTAAGCCTTTTCAAACCCAACGAGGCTATCGGCAGTCATCACGGTACTCACCGTATCATTAAGTCGTTTTACTATATCGTTTTCCATTTCTATTTTTTTAGTTCTCCTGTATGGTTAGGTGTAAATTCATTCAGCATCGCCTTCAACCCCTCCTTCAGCCTCTCATTTTCTTCCCGGAGTTCATTGAAAGCGCCTGGTTTGTAACCCGGATAGTTAGCGGCTATTCCTTTTTCAAGGCGGTGCATAAGATTAGCGGGGCCGTAACCATCTTCGTCACAGTGTGCTGGCCAGTGTTCTTTGATCTCTTCGGCGGCGGCTACCATAACGGATTGAAGGTTTTCGATTTCTTCATGCAGGCTTATGAACTTATCCATTACAGCCTCAAATATGCTTTGTGTCGGATGGCCGATAGTTTTACTGTCAAAAACAAAGTCCCTGAGCTTTGCAGTATCATTTCGATAGAATTCTACTTTGTCCCGTAGCTCTGATAGCTCACGGGTGAGAGAGTCGGCTTTACGTGAACAGCTATAAAATGCTATGTCTGCCTGGTGTGCGTATTCTTTGTATTCTTCGCAAATCTGCTCAAGCTCAAGTACATTGTGATCGCCTTTGCCCCTGAAAAAAGGTTCACTGGCTTCTGTGTAATGCTCAGGCATGTATGCTTTCTTGCCTGTTACTTCAGTCACTTCAGGAGTATGCTTATTATTGTTTCCCATAGTTCAGTTGGTTAGTGTTTTTTCCAAAACTCATAGAAGGCTTTACCTTCCTCTTTGTTGTCGAATATGTACTTACGACCGTTCACGTAAAGTGTCCACTCTTCGTACCGTATTACGAAGTAGTCCTCACTGTAGTCGTATGTCATCGCTGAGACTATCATACCTAAATAAACAGATGTGGATCTTCGTTCTCTACTTCTTTCAATTCGTTATCCTTACGTGACTTGCGATTCCTTATCACAAGTAATTCAAGGGCTATGGTTAACAAGAGGATCATCTTTTCTTTGGATAACCAAGTGATTTCTTTCCTGCCCAATACCCTGATGAAGGACCACTCCCGGCAAAGCAAGCCCCGGAACGCATAATAAAATCTGAGTTAGCGCGAGGGTTGTAATGCCCTTCAAGCACCTGGCCACGACCGCCACAAACATGGCATGGCCCCATATCAACTAAGCCGCCGCCACACGAACATCCACCTGCACCGTTACAACATTCAGTATCCCATCTTCCTTCTCCGTAGCAGGAGGGACATTTTATCCATTGAGCTTCCATAGTTTATTCAAAGTTTGGTTTTTAGTACGGCAAATAATTATCAATCCACTCCTGCACATGACGGATACGGTTCTCTTTCCTTCCGTGTACGTTCTTCATGTACGTTGCCATTTCAATGTACTCTTCTGCGATTTCGATTGAGTCACACTTTTCGTCTGAATCAAATCTGCCTTCAAACTCATCAAGGCACTGGCAGAGGAACTTCTTCAACATTTCATTGTCAGACTTCAGTCTCTTGATCTGAAGGTCTATTGAGTTGATAAGGGAGGTTGTTGTTGTCATGCTGCTTTCTTTTCTTCCTTACAAATGATTTCATACTGCTGCTGCAATTGGGCGAGTCTTTCACGTTCGTTTGAGACTCTTAAAACATCGGTAAGGATGTCGTCGATCTCCTGCTTTATCTTTACCTTTTCGGTATGCTTTGAGAAATTGTAGGTTATCATGAGTACTTTTGTTTATAAGCCTTTTCACTTTGTTCCTGAATTGACGGTGCATCGTAATCCGGATAACCGGCGTTTACAGGTTCGTCCTGACGGTGCCTTGACAGAATCATCCTGTCGGGATCGTACATAACATTGCACCACTCAAGGTCTTTCTTTGAAAGCCTCTTCATCAAATCCTGGCCTCTGAATGTCCAGTTGAACACTGCATTGTGCTTAGCGTTTATGCGCTGGTGGATAGGTAATGATGTGTAGCCGCGTTGCTTTTCTTGTTCGGGAGTCAGTGCCGTCTGTTCATTCATGCGTATATCAACTTCCTCATTGACTTGCAGATCAGAGGCGTAAGGCATTTCTTCAAGAACCTGTAATTTAATTTGCGTCCGTGTTTTCATATTTCGTTTAGCTGGTTAAG